CTGATATTTAAGTCCGATTTGTTATTAGGGAACGGAAGGCTATTGCATAACTTCTCAAAGAATACCTTAGCCAATTTATAGGTAGGTGTTATGTAAGCAACCTGACCGCCTTTGATTGCGGTTGTAATACATTTGATCTGGCTTAACTCCGATTTGCCGAACCTTCTACCGCACATCACAACTATGTACCTGGCTTCGCAGTCAAGTATCTTCTTTTGGTTTATATGTCCGTTTGGTAGTTCTATCCGCATTAAAGAATTGTCTTGCCGTCTACAAATACTATCTCAATCCTATTATCTGTTTGTATATCCATTTGTTCCTTAGGCTTACCATAAACACGAGTAAGCAAGGTTTCTAAACTATAAAGGCTTCCCTTCTCTAAGCTTTTACGCATAGCTGCTGCAATCGTCTTTTCAAGTATTGTTGCCTTCGGGTTATCCCATACTGTTTTAAGTTCCTCTAAGTCCATTGACATCATAGCTTGGATAGTATCGTTTATTTCAGCAAGTTTATAGCCTTGCTCTTTGAGTAGGCTTACATACTTTCTTGGTCTGCCATTTGGGTTACCTGATTGTCCTGGTTTGAATGGTATTAAGTGTTCTTTGCTCATTCTGTTATTCTTCTGTTTTAAACCATTGTAAATAAATTTGATGCGCTATTTGTGCAGTCATAATAGGGGGTACAGACATACCAATGAGATATTTAGGTTTTATTTGTTTAAAGTTATAATCTAATGGATATGAACCTCCTAAAATTATCTCTTCGTCTGATAATAAAAAGGGCTTATTGTCGTGTATTAAAGGGCTTGATTCACTTCCAATTATAGTTAACATTACTTCATTATCATTAACAATCTTAGAACCAAAATAATTTAATTTACCTGTTATTCTTAAACAAGAACTTCCTAAATCTTTTTCATTTGGTTTTTTATTATTCCATAATAATAAAGCTTTTCCAGTTAAAGGTTTTCCATCACTACTACTTTTAAAATGTTTAAATAATATTGGTTTTTCATTAAAATCTAATATTAAAGGTTTAAAGTTTAATTCTTTTTTATGCCCAATAAAAAATACCCTTTCTCTTCTTTGTGGAACTCCCATAGATGCTGCATTTAATAAAAATATTTGCACATTGTAACCTGCTTGTTCCATTGTTTGTACAATCTTTTTAGAATATGCTTTAGCATTACCTAAAATTATACCTTTTACATTTTCTAATAAGAATACCTTTGGCTTTAGTTTTATTATTGTATTGCAATACTCAAATACTAAGTCATCTAATGTTTGAACAGCTTGCCCTTCTCTAAATTGTTTTTCTTTGCCCCAAGCATTTTCTCTACTTCCTGCCATTGAAAATGTAGAACAAGGGGGGCTTCCGTCTAATAAATCAAGATTATATAACTCTTTAGGTAAATCAATAAGCTTATTAAATTCTCTTATATCTTGATTATATAAATATTTAGGATTGTGATTTGTTTTATATATATCAGCTACTTGTGGGTCAATTTCAACACCACCTAAATGTGTAAACCCTGCTAACTTATAACCCATTGTTGAGCCACCACCACAAATAAAAGTTCCAAATACTTTTAAGCCATTTAATTCTATACCTTTTGCTGGGTAGCCATCAGTTAAATTCCATTTATAAGGGAATTTATAATTATTATATTCGTATTTAATCATTGCCTAATAATTTCCAAATTGCTTGTTCTGGTGTAGGTGCTATTTTAGATAAGCTTTCTTTAACTATATAATATTCCTCTTCAGTATATTTTAAACTTATAGTCATTGAGTCACTAATATCATCTAAAGTTAGTTCTTTATTTTTATCTTCAAAACTTAAATTATCGAAGCCAGGTATATCTAAACCCCATTCTTGTAGCTGCTCTGCATCCCAATTATTAGCAAGGTCGCTCCAATCCCATTCGCCATAGCCTACATTGTCTTTAACTATAAATTCCTTTTGTTGCTGCTCGGTTAGTTCACTTGCTTTAATGATAGGTATCTCTTTAAGTCCTGCTTCCTTACAAGCCTTTAATCTCATATTGCCACCTAGAACTACCATATCGTCATTAACTACAATAGGTCGAAGGTTTAGCATTTGTGGGAACTCGTTAATTGACTTTACGAGCTTTGCAAACTTATCGTCTTTAATTATTCTGGGGTTGTTTGGGTTTGCTTTTACTGTGTTGATTGGTACGTTTTGTATCATAGTATTCCGTTTATTATATCGTTTGCTTCGTCTAATGCGTCTTCTTGGTCTAAATAAGTGTCTACGTCTGCTATGTGCTTATTGATTAAAGTTTCTGCCATTGCATAGGTATAATTGCCTATGGTTGTCATATCGTCTCCATTAAAGCCTGTTTTACATACTGCAACAAAATAAGCCTTATGTGTTAGGAGCAGCCATATAGCAGTTAGCTTTCTCATCTGCCTTGACCTTTATATGGTTTTGGTTTCGGGTTATGCTTATTAAAGGATTTCTTAGCAAAGCCTCGCTTTCTTTTCCCGAATGAAATTTTATTCTTGTTCTCGCTACCTTTTGCCATTTGGTATGTTTTTTAAATGTATCTCAAATATTTCCTCAGCGGTCCACCTGTTCTTAAAGTCATAGTCGTAATGGCACTCTCTACACATAGCACATAAATTAGTTATATGGTCTTGCAGTTGTTTTCTTTTACTGCCGAATTTTGACCTTGCAACTATGTGCGCTATATCTACCGCAACCTTGCCACACACTTCACAAAGAATGGTATCTGACGAATCAAACCCCATTCCTTGTAAATAGTTTAAAGTGTGTCTCTGCATAGTTTCCCCATTAAATTTCTTCGTTGATTAATAATTAATTGATTAAAAAATTTAACTATGCAAATTATTTTTTGTCTATTTCTTTTAACTTATTAATAGCCCACTCAACACCACTAGTTCCTCCCCACGCATCCCAAGCAATACCACCACAACCTTCGCTATATGGTACATCTTTATGCTGCTGATGTCTTTTGAATGAAGCCATACGAGCAATAGTGTCTCTGCTTATAGGTTCTCTGTTAGCTAACTGCCTTGCCCTTGCTTTGCCGGTTGCTTCAAGACAAGAACCCCATCCATTTTTCTCAGCCCATTCTATTGCCCTCTTTGCGTTGTTACTAGCTGATTCTGGGTAATCGGTATAGCTATCTGCGAACTTGCCACCTGCAAGAATAGCCTTCCAAACCTTGTTAGCCTTCTCTTCGGTATCGTAAACACAACCGCCTGAGCCTATTCTATATTTGCCGTTTGAGCATTTTATTACTGGCATAGTTTACTATAAATATACTTTCTGTCTAAATTTATCTCCCCAAAGTTATAGTTCTTTTTGCAGAACTCAAATAACTTCTGTCCGCTTTCCTTTCGCATATCCGCATCGCTTACTAAATCTTTAATATGCTTATACCAATCCTTCTGACTTTTAACGTAATGCACCGGCATATCTAAGTAAGGATTGACATAGCTAACAACGGCAGGGTTCTTTTTAGCAGCCGTTTCTAATACTTTAAGATTTGACTTCATAGCGTTAAACTTGTTATCTACCAGAGGTATGATTGAAATGTCGCTATCTGTGTAAGCTCCCATATATTCTGTGACCTTTGCATAGTTGTAAATAGTAGGGTTAAGTTTTAGTCCGCAAGTGAACGCATCTATCATTTTATCCCATATCGGCTTTTCGCCATCGTTGTACCCGGCTATAACAGTTCTTATATTCATACCTTGCAACCTTTTGAAAGGATGCCTAATTAAATCTAAGTCCCTTTCGTGTGTTCCGCTTCCGGACCAGAATAGTCTAACCTTGTCGCTTTCTAGTTTATCATCTCTAAACTGCTCATCTCCATAAGGTAAAGCGTTTGGTAATATGTGAACGTTTTTATTGTATTTAATTATCTCTGCTGCTAATCTATCGTGGGTGCAGGTGCATAGGTCTGCAACTTCTAAATAGTCAGTAATTTGTTTAGGTATGTTATTGAGCTTGTATCTTAAATACAACAAATGGCTTTCGCTTAGTTCCCAATAATCGTCATTATCTACTATTAACTTAAAGCCGTATTTAGTCCTCCAAGTGTCCATTTGCTTTGCATCTATCTCATTTAACATTCTATTCATTAACACAATATCCCACCCTTGCTCTAATAGTTCGTCATTAAGTACGTCAGTAATAAGTGCGTACTCTTTTTCCATATTAACAATAGGCATCATAATTCTATGATACCCAACTCCGCTATTAGCAGAAGTTATACAAAGTATTCGCATCTTATATCTTTTTGGTTGTAATATCTGTCTTGGTTTCTATCCCATATCTCTTGTGCCTTTGCAAAGCTTTCGTCTTTCATTCTGCGATATTCCGTGCCGTTACCTACATCGTGTCCTATATGCTCCGACCTCATATCTGGAACGTAATAATTAGTAAACCCTGCAATTAATGACCTTGTTGCATAATCACTATCTTGCATTCCGTATGGGTCATACTCGGTATTGTAACCACCTATTGCATCAATGAGTTCACGAGTAATAAAGTTATCGCCAAATGGGGTATGTATTTTATGTATGCCGTCTTCTAATGGCGGTAACGCTTCTACACAATGTATTCCAATAATGCCAGTTTTTGACACACGTTGAGAAAACATAACCCAATTTGACAACCAATTCTCAGGAAGTAATATATCATTGGCTAATAAACAAACCGCATCGTAATTAGTAGTAAGCCTAAGTCCTGCATTTACTCCTGAAGCTATGCCTCGTTTTTCTTTAGATAAGTCATAACCTGCAAACGGGTAGTTAAAAGTTTCGTGCGTATCGCTTCCGTTATCTATTAAGAAGCAGTCAGCATCATATCCTTTGTTCTTAAAGTTATGATTAATTACACATTGAGTTAAATCGTGTCTGTTTTGTGCAAGTAATAAAATAGCTACTTTCATTATCTTATGTTTGAGCCGATTTCTCGTGCTGGTACTCCTGCGTATTTAGTGTTTGGTTTTGCATCTCCTTTTACAAAAGCACTTGCACCTATCATACAATTTTCTCCTACGTTTGCAAACTGATGTAATACTGCGTTAAGTCCTATATTAGCACCATTGTCTACAATAGAATGCCCACCTATTTTTGCTCCGCAACTTATTGTAACATTATCTAAAATTGTACAATCGTGTCCAATGTGTGCGTGTTTCATAATGAAGCAACTATTACCAATGAAAGTGTCTATCTCAGTTCCTGCATCTATTGTTACAAGTCCTGTAATAACATTGTTATCGCCTATGTATACTTTGCCTTTTTCTTTATTCCAGAACTTTTTATGCTCTGCTTTGTCTCCGATTATACAATAAGCACCAATATAGTTGCCGTCTCCGATAATTACGTTATCGCCAATAATAGCGGTAGGGTGGATAAAGTTAGCCATTCTTTTTTTTATTTTTAGGTTTTTTAACTTCGTCTGTAATAAATGTAATTACTAAATCGTCATTAGGTTGCGCTTCGTACCAAGTATATAAGCGTTTAATCATATCGAAGATACAATTACCGCACCATACTGTTAAAATAAAATCTGCACTCATATACTTGCGATAGATATGCTCGTACATTTTTAAGATGTCTAAATCGATATTTCGCACATAACCATTTTGGACTGTATGCCAATTACCAACGTGGTCATCTAAAAATTTGCGGTGTTCTATTTCCATAAGTTCCACATTAGTTTTGAAAGTAAAGGTGCTAACACTCCTGGTATAAATACAAACGCAATAATATCGGTACATATTGCAGGTAGTAAATATAAAGCTAAACCTGTCCAAGCTGCTAAACAACTTGTGCAACTAAAAGGCTTAAAATCTAATTTCCACTTCATATGAAATTGGTGTATCTCTACAAAGAATATTGCAAAGCAAATCGCTGCTATAATTATCATTTGCGTAATTGTTTTTTAAGTTCTCGTTTAGTTAATTTTAGTTCCCTATGTATTGACATATAAGGTATTCCTGTAACCCTGCTTAATTCTTTAGCATTGCAGTTATGCTTAATAGCATACACCCTTAATAGTTCTGCTTTATACCAGTGCATCTTTGATAGTTCATCTTCTACTTTGTTAAGTAAGTCCTCGTCTCTGTCGTGAACAATCAATTCAACCTCTAAAGGCTTTCGGTATGTTCTGTAAAATTGGCTCGTATTACTTTGCATCATATTAATCATTGTCCTAACTAAGTAGAACTTTAATACGTTACGGGTGCGCATATCAATTAAACGTTCCTCTTCCATTTCACATAGCACCTTAAATAACTCGCTTCTTAAATCTTCTCGTAAATCTTCAGGCTGCATTTTGTCTATTGCTTCCTTTAGTTCTCGGCTTTCCCAAAGTTCTAATATGATGCTATTCTTGTTCATATTCTTTTAAGGTTAGTTTGCCGTTCTCTTCGGTTGCTATGTAACAAAAACAATTTGCCGTTTTTGCCAAGTTTAAAAATGCTATTTGGTAGCTGCTTAACTTATCGCCTATGGCTTTTGTTTCGCAATATACCGCTACACCTGTTTGTGTGTGGAAACCTACTACATCTGGAACTCCCTTTAAACCTATGAAGGTGCGACCCCTAACCGCTAAGTTATTGTTACGCCATACAAAGCACCCATTTTTATTCAGGGTCTTAATAGCTTCTTTGGTTAATTCGTTTGCGGTCATATTACAAAACTATATTAAGAAAATGAAACTTTGCCATTTTTAATTTGCAAATCAAAAAATAAAGATACTGCTACTGCTCTTGCTTGGTTCTTAAGCCAATTATCTGTCCATTCGTCACGGTACTGCTTTGCACTTATAATGTCCATTTTATTAGCTTTATAGGTAATAATCTCCATTAGTTTCTTTTTAGCAAGTGCGCCATCTTCTTTTGTCCACTTCTTAATGCCTGTACTATTAAGCTTTGTAAATACGCTTAGTGGGTTAAACAACCTATCAAATGCTCTATTTTCTAAAAGCTTATATTCTTGGTATGAATAATCAATTATCTCTAAATCGGTTAAGTGTGGTATTGCTTCTACTCGTTCTTGTGGCATCATTTTTCTTACTTCATTTGCTTTTTTCTTGTATCTATCCATTACTTGACTGAAGTATGCAGGGCTAAAGTTCTGGTAGTGGTCGATAAAGTCATTAGCTACCATTTGCTTAAACGCTACTTTAACTTCGTTTATTGTAAACCCTCCGTACTCGGTTCTTATCCAATCCTCTAAAATTGCTAACTTAACTTCGCCAGGAGTATTAATTCCTACAAGCTGCATCAAGTAAACAAGGTTTTGCTTAAATATGATAGAGTTTAGGTTCCTCATTCTTTCGCCCGAAAATGCGGTCATAATCTCCTTCTCCATAGGAAGTAGAGTAGACGTAGTTGTGATTTCTAAGTTCTTCGAGTTCGTACTTATTAAGTTTTCTGTGATTATTTTTAGTTCCTTTTGCATCTTCTTTTAAGTTAAATAGACCTTTCCAACCATTTGCCATTGACTGATTAATTATTTTTATAGCAATGTCTTCTTGTCCGTTTGATAATTTTGTTAATTCTTGTAAGGTAGCAAGTTCACTCTGGGTTGTCCTGTATGTAAACTTAAATTGTTTTTTCTTGTAATCCTTCCAATCAAACCAAATTTTTTCAAATTCCTTAGAAACAAAAGGAAGCTCTATTATTTCTTTTATTTCCTTTATTTCTTTTCCTTTCCTTTCCTTTATAGCATTGCGGTCGCTATGCGGTGGCATTGCGGTCGCATCATTTACATTAGAAACCCAACGTTTACGGGCGTTTTGACTTGCCTTCTTACTCTTACTATCCCTTTCGTCTATGCGTTTTTGTACCGACATACTACCAAAGTTTTCTCCTTCAAATACAAATAAACCGAACTCGTGTAATACGCTATGCACAACTTCGCTATGCACTCGCAGGTCATAAGCTATGCCATCGCAATCCGTTCGCAATGCGTTTGCATTATTGTAAAGGTCTTCAATGATTGCCCAGAATACCCCGTAACCGAGCATTCCGTGTTTCCTAATAAGGAATTTAATCTTCTCGTCATTACGGCTATTGTAGTCGTGTGAGAAGTAAAAGGTATCTTTTGCCATAAAAAAAGAAAAGACCCAAGAAGGAGCGAACTTCAGGGGTCTTTATTATTTAACCACTAAACACATTATGGGTTCGCTCTTCCTTAATGTGTCTTTATATATCTGCAAATATAAACTAATTTTCGGTAATTTCAATCTTTTGGCAAATTCTTTTTAATTTGTCTTTAAACCAATCTTCCGTGTCAATTAAGTTATTTGCTTGTTTGATATTGTGAATTGCGGTGGTATGGTCTTTAGTGCCAGTGTATGCGCTTATCTCTTTGAGGTTCAACTTGGTGTACCTTCTAAGTAAATAAGCCGCAGCCTTGCGACCAAAGGTAGTTCGTAAAGACCTATCCTTTCTTGATATATCGCACTCAAATACCTCCTCAACTAATTTAACGATGCTTCTCGCACCTATATCCGCACCTAAAGGCTCGTTATCTTCTATGCCTAACAACCCTAATTGCGACATCATTTCGTGCAATTTAACGTGGGTATTACGCTGCGCATAGTATAACTCCTTTAGTTGTCTTATTGAAACATCTTTATTTCTCGTTAGCATAATTAAAACGGCAATCCTTCCGTATCTTCTTTAGGTTTGAAATCATTTACATAAATCTTGTAATCTGGTTG